TTCACATCTAGCATAAGTGGAAACTCTTATCAATTTGTTACAAACGAAATTTATACTTTAACACCAACAGATGGTGTTTATAAATTTCAAAATATTCCTGTTTATGAAGGTACATTAAACACTTTTAAATACACTGTTAATACTTCCGATCCTGACCAAAGATTTATTATACCTAGTGTTAATGCAGATACAACAACTTTAAAAGTTTCAGTACAAAATTCATCAGGCGATACAGCAACATCAACATATAATTTAGCAACAAGTATTACAAGTTTGGATTTAGAAAGTAAAGTTTATTTTTTACAAGAAGTTGAAGATGGTAAATTTGAAATTTATTTTGGTGATGGTGTTATTGGTAAATCTTTATCAGATGGTAATATTATAATAATGGAATATGTTGTTACGAATAAAACAGAAGCAAATGGCGCTTCTAATTTTACTTTATCAGGCGCAATTGAAACTTTTTCAGATGTTTCAATCACAACAGATTCAGCTGCTCAAGGTGGCGCTGAACCACAAACAAAAGAATCAATTAGATATAATGCTCCTTTACAGTACTCAGCACAAGACAGAGCAGTTACTACAAGTGACTATGAAACAAAAGTATTAGAGTTATATCCAAATGCTCAATCAGTTTCAGCATGGGGTGGCGAGAATGATGAAACACCAGTTTACGGTGTTGTAAAGATTGCTATTAAGGCAGCTTCAGGTTCCACTTTAACAGACGCTACAAAAGAAAGTATAGTATCTAAATTACGAAAATATAATGTTGCTTCTGTTAGACCGATAATTGTTGATCCAGAAACAACTTCTATTATTTTAACTTCAAACATAAAGTATGATCAAAAGGCAACAACAAAAAATACTAATACTTTAAAATCAGAAATTATAACAGCGATTTCAAATTACAATACAAACACACTACAACAGTTTGATGGTGTGTTTAGACATTCAAAAGTTACAGGTTTAATTGATGACGTTGATAGTAGTATTTTATCTAATGTTACAAGTTTATTAGTTAGAAAAACATTTACACCAACAATAAACACTTCAACAAGATATGATATATATTTTAGAAATGGTATATTCAATCCACACACAGGCCACAAGTCAGGCACTGGTGGTGTAGTTACTACATCAGGTTTCAAAGTATCAGGTGATACAAATATTTATTTTCTTGATGATGATGGTGCTGGTAATATAAGAAGATATTATTTTGTAGGTTCAGTTAGAACATATGTTAATAGTACACAAGGCACTGTTGATTATGCAACAGGTCAAATTACAATTAACTCTTTAAACATTCAATCAATAGAAAATATAAGAAACTCAACATCAACTGTAATTGAGGTGACTGTTGAACCAGCTTCTTATGATATTGTTCCTGTGAGAGATCAGATTATAGAAATTGATACAGCAAACTCAAAAATTACAGTAGAATCAGATACATTTGTTGGTGGTTCAGCCACTGCTGGTGTAGGTTACACAACAACATCTAATTACTAATGGCGACATTCAAAGACAAAATATCTAATCTGATTAATAGTCAGGCTCCAGAGTTTGTTGTTGAACAACACCCTAAATTTTTAGAATTCATTAAAACGTATTATACGTTTATGGAATCAGCTGAGTTAACTGTAACTTCAGTTCAAACAACTGATGGTATTTTATTAGAAACCGAAACCTCTCAAACTAACGAACTACTATTAGATGGTTCTCGTTTAGATACAGATAGAACACAACTAGACGCTGGTGATAAAATAATTTTAGAAAGTTCTACATTTGGTAAATTTACTAGAGGTGAAACTGTTACAGGTCAAACATCAAATGCTACAACAACAGTTTTAGCGGAAGATTTAGTTAACGGCCGTTTATTCATATCAGCACAAGATAAATTTATTGTAGGAGAAACTATACTAGGTAATTCATCTAACGCAAGTGCATTAGTTAACATATACAAACCAAATCCAGTAAACACTATACAAGACTTATTAAATTTTAGAGATCCTGATAAAGTTATATCAAATTTTTTAACTAAATTCAGAAATGAATTTTTAAGCACTCTACCTGAAACTTTATATACATCTATTGATAAAAGAAATTTAATTAAAAATATTAAATCACTTTATAGAACAAAAGGTACTGATAGAGGACATGCATTATTTTTTAAACTGCTATTTGGTTTAAAATCAGAAACAATTTATCCTAGAGAAAATATGTTAAGAGTATCTGATGGTAAATGGAATACTAAAAAAATATTAAGAGCACTTGCTTCAACTGGAGATACCTTAGATTTAGTTGGTAGAACAATAACTGGAGAAACATCTGGTGCTACTGCCATTGTAGAAGATGTAAATAAATTACAAATTGGTGCTACTGAAGTTTCAGAATTTATATTAAATGAAGATACTACTTTAGGTACTTTTCAAATTAGTGAAATTATTAGAGGAACAAAATTAGACACAGACGATAGTTTTATCAAAGCTGCTGTCACAGGTATACCTGCCACACAAACACTAACTAATGATGGAAGTTTATATAATGAAAATGATACCGTTACTGTTACAGGTGGTGGTCAAGGAGCTACTGTCCATGTTGAAGCTGTTGGTCGAGGTAAGATCACAGAATTTATAATTGGTAATAGTGGCGCTGGTTACGAAATTGGTGATAATTTAATATTCACAAATACAGGAACAGGTGGTGGATCAGTTAAAGCAAAAGTTTCAATTGTTAATGGTGGATTTACCCAAGAAGATTCAACTTCCGTAACGGAAGATCATATTGTATTCGAAGATGAAACTACTAGAGGTGATTTGTACACAGGAAATAAACTTGTACAAGAAAGTGGTACAGGTACAGGTGATATAACAGATATTAGAATTATTAATGCTGGAAATAATTATAAATCTTTACCTACTGTCGTAGTAGCTGATACAACTGGTAATGGAGCAGATGTATATGCCTACGGTACAGATATTGGTAGAGTATTAGGATTAAAAGTTGTTGAGTCAGGTTTTGGTTATGAGGCAGCTCCTACTCCACCTACAGTAGCACTACCTAGTTATATAATAGTAACAAATTTATCAGGTTCTTATAAAGTAGGAGAAGTAGTTACTGGAGTTGATATTAATTCAGTTGCAGTTACAGCAACTGTTGTATCTTATACATCAGGTACAGGTGTTTTAAAAGTTTCAAGTCCAACAGGATCGTTTGCCGTAAGTACAACAATAACAGCAGCAGGTGGCGCACAAGCAATCGTTGCGAAAAATGATTTAGCAACTTCTACTATGACTATTGGTAGTGTTGTAGATACTTCAGGCGCATATCTATCACAAGATGGTCAAGTTTCACAAACAGCAATGAGAGTACAAGATAGTTTATACTATCAAGATTTTTCTTATGTTATTAAAGTTGGTCGAACAATAAATGACTGGAGAGATAGTTTTAAAAAGACTATGCACACTTCAGGATTTTACTTTACAGGTCAAGTTAATATAGAAAGTAGAATCAATGCTAGAATTACTTTCCCTATTACAGGAATTGTATCAGGCGGAGTTCAAACTCCATTATTCAGTATACTTAATACTTTGTTCTCTAGTATTATTGGTCGAAGATTAGGTACAGTTGATGATGGAACTTCATTAAGAGCAAACGCTCATTTAGTGGGTAAACCTGATTTCCTTAGTAGTACAGTATCACCGTTTACTTCAAGTACTAGAGATATAACATTAAAACGAACACCTATTAATATTACATACCTAAGTAGAGTTAGAAGAGTAATCAACAGTGTAAATATAGTTCAAGGTTTTGCTTCAGCAGGTCCTAGATTTAGTACACTAAATAAGTTTGCTAATACAGCATTTGGACTTAGTAATACTCACTCTGGTATTAATTTTAAAGAATTAAACAATATTTTAGTTACAGGTACTCGTTCTTCTTTAGACGGTCAAAATGCTATATTTTTAATGACTTCTAATAAAGATGGACAAACATTAAGAACAAATTTTGCGTTACCTACTCAAATAACACACAATAGAGATGTAACGTACACTGGAACTTATTTAACATTTGACAGCGGTACTGTTACAATGGATAAAAATTAACGTATAAATATAGACTAGAGGTATTAAGGTATTATGGCTAAACAAACAATCAACATTGGATCAACCGCAAATGACGGAACCGGCTCTACTTTAAGAGTTGGTGGTGATCTAATCAACGATAACTTTAACGAAATTTATACAACTTTTGGAGATGGGTCTACTTTAAGTAACGCAATCCCAGGTAAAGTAGAAGGAGCTAATTTTACAGGTAGTATATTAGTTGGTCACACAACCACTGGAGCTATATCTTCTGCTTTAGCAAATACTGGAGTTGGTATTAATTCTTTAAAAAGAATTACTACTGGTGATAATAACACAATGATTGGATATAATTCTGGTCAATCAATTATAGGTGGTCGTCATAATACAGGATTAGGCAGAGAATCTGCAAATGGTATCACATCTGGTTTATATAATATTAATATAGGTTATCAATCTGGACAAAATATTACTTCTGGAGATGGTAATGTAATTATTGGAGCTGCTATTGATGCTGATAGTGCTACTGGCGACAGACAATTAAAAATTGCTGGACATGATGGTACAACAACTACAACTTGGATTTCTGGAGATAGTTCTGGTAATCTAGTTACGCCTGGAACAATTACAGCCAACGGAATACTTCTTGGAGCTGGCCTTGCACATAAAATTCAAGGAACAAATTTTACAAACAGTTTATTAGTTGGTCACTCAACTACTGGTACTTTAAATGCTGCTGAAAGAAATACTGGAGTTGGAATTGAAGCATTAGATGCTTTAACTTCTGGTGATTCTAATACAGCTTTAGGTTATAGAGCTGGTTCAGCTATGACTGCTCAAGGTGAAAGTGTTTATATAGGTGTTAATGCTGGTTACCAAACTCAAGGTGGAAATAATACAGCAGTAGGTGCTTATGCTTTTCAAGCTTCTAATAATGCAAACTCTTATGAAAATACAGCAATAGGTTCAAGAGCATTAGCTTCTGCTGGTGGTAGTTCAGCCGCATTAAGAAATACTGCATTAGGTAGAGATGCTGGGTATGGAATTAGTAGTGGAGATTACAATGTTGTTTTAGGTTATGATAGTGGTGATAATATTACAACTGGTTCTGGTAATGTAACTATTGGAACTGTTGACGTTGCTTCAGCAACTGGCTCAAGACAATTAGCAATAGCTGGATTTGATGGCTCAACAACTACAACTTGGATTAGTGGAGATAGTGATGGTTTATTAACTATTACTGGTGGTGAAGTTATACCAGGTAAAAAAGGTGGAACAAATTTTACAAACTCTTTATTAGTTGGTCATTCAACAACTGGAACTTTATCAAGTGCTACATTTAATACAGGAATTGGTATTGGTACATTAGACGCAATTACAACTGCTGACCATAACGTAGCAATAGGTGCTGGTGCGGCTACAACTTTAGATACTTCACCAAATAATGTAATAATAGGTAGTCAAACTGCTAATGCTCTTGTAGGCGGTAATGGATCAAATGTTCTTA